TATAGAATGAGTGGTCTTATTGCAACTAGTAAATCATCATGTCTCCCAGAGGATATGATGATTCTAATCAAAAGTTATTTACATAACAAAGTAGTAGAATATGCATCTATTAAACATGTATGGTGCGAATCTTACATCCAACAATTAACCTTATATAAAGCCGAAGATGAGTATGATATCATGTCTTATGATATTGACAGCAATGATTATTTATGGGCTAGGTATCGTCTTCGTAAAATACGTGAATTATTTATTATGTTAAAGCCTTTTTTACTTTCGGAATAAAGTTTCATAAAATGGTATACGTGTCATGAAATTAAATTCTCCACTATTTTGGACGACTTCTCCGCCATCTATGTGAACAATTTCACCATTGATATAATCTGCCTTTTTGCTTGTTAAATATAAGGCCAATTCAGCAATTTCTTCTTGAGTTCCCATTCTTTTTCGTGGATTAATATATTGATTGTAATACTGAAACACGTTGAATGGGTCTAGTTTACTTGCGCCACCCGAACCTTGTATTGGGCCCGGTGCAATACCTACAAAGCGAATATCGTGTGGACTCCATTCCACCGTCAATCCGCGCATCAAATTATCTACACCAGCTTTGGCAACGGCAGAAGGTATAACTAATGCAGATCCCGTCTTTGCATACGTGGTAGAAATATTCAAAAATACTCCCGGTCTTTTTTGTTGAATCATGGCGTTTCCAAATACATGATATACGTTGAAAGAACCGTGAAGTACAATATCAATGATTCGTTTCCAACCATTTTCACTCAAGTTACAAAAAGTGCACAAGAAATTCCCTGCTGCACTGTGAACACAAATGTCTGGATAAATATGCTGACTTTGAAGTTCACTTTGAATATTTTGAATACTTTTATATTGCGACACATCAGCTGAAAAAGGTACATGTTGTTGTGTGTTGATTTGTTCTAATTCTCTTTGTAATGAATTGATTCGTTGAGCGTTTCTGGAAATATGAACAATTCTTCCCCCTTCTTTTGCATATTTTAATGCCATGGTGCGACCCAGTCCCGAACTCGCTCCCGTAATCAAAATCGTTTTGTTGTGATACATTAACAAAACGAATTGTGTTTTATTTATATGTTTTGTATAAAAATTGAAAAGGAAATGATTCATAATAGAATATATAAAATGGAGTGCTTTGTTTGCTTTGAAACCATGGAAAACACATCAACAGTAACTTTGATGTGCAAACATGTAGCTTGTCTTAAATGCATGATACAACAAATGAAAGTAAAAAACGAATGTCCCATGTGTCGGGGCGAAGCCCTCAAAACCAATGATTATGCATTATTGTATCCAAATAAGACGACTGAAATCATTACGTTCCTTCAAGAGCAGAATAATACGATTCAATCATACATTGATATTATTCAAGCAGGAGATGCGAACCACATTCTTATGTAGTTAATTCCATACTTAATAAATCAATGAATTCTTCTGTAGAACATCCATTATGCCCGCAAATATCAATCGTACCGCATCCGTTTCGATATAATTGATGTGCCTTTTGGCGAACTTGATGATTAAACATTTGAATTTCTTTTTTTTCTCCTCTTAGTTGTTCTGCATAATCCATAGACCCCAACAGTGCTTCCATTAAACCCAGTGGATTCAAAGACGTTTCTCCTCCTTGTAAATGTTTTTCCCAAAGATCCGTTGCCGTTCCATGACTGGCTTCAAATTGTTTTAAAAGAGTGCCGTTGGAAGATCGCCCAATCAAATTGGATGTAATCAACCCCGGCGATTTGTGCACTTGTGCCATTTCATCGGTGAGCATATCGGCATCATAATTGTGAGCTACCATACCAAATCCCCCTTTTTTCCATTGAATTAGTTTCATGGTAGCTGCATCGGATATAATGTGTTCTAATTCATTGTGCGCCAACAACCCTTTTTGAATATATTTTTCTTTGTAATGCTTATCAAAAATATCCTTCATTCGTTTCCAAAAAGGTTCTTGCCATTTGAAAACTGTTTTTTTTGTAATGACATATGGAGTCAAATTTGCTTCTAAACAACGGGTGAAAAAATGATGGGCCAAATCGTCCACATTATCCAATGGATTATCGTAGGTGACCACGGCGTTAACACAATTATGTAAATGTCTTTCGTCAACAATTGTTGGAATCCACTGTCCCGGTTCCCAAAAAAGAGTTTTCACTTTTCCTGGTCCGACCACTTTCCACCCCGCATTATATTCCCCACCAATTGCATGTCGTTCAAAGTAAATAGGGTTTTCATATCCTAAAGGAATACCATCAATATGAATGGTATCGCGACTAATGGTAAATCCATTCCAAGCGTTGCGCATGGCGCCATTTGGAGATTTCAAGTCCATGGAAAGATTATATTTTTCTTTCTGAATTAAACTGGGTGTAACAGTGGGTTCTTTGAAAATAGAACATAATTCATTGCCCCGCAAAATTGCATCGTGGAGTACTTTATCTTTGGTTTTGTCTCTATTTTTACAAGACATATCAAAAAAATCCCAAGAACTTGTATCCACATGCGGTTGTATACATTTATCTATGAAAGTTTTCATAACATGACGTGTCATTTCTTCTCCTTGAATGTATACGATTGCGGGGCAATGAATTAGATTTTTCCTCATCAACGTATACATAATTTTGTGAAAATTATTTCTAATTTTGAACTCTTTTTTCTTTATTTTCAATATATATGTATGCCTGAACCAACTGACCAAACATTATATGAAAAAATAAAGAAAAAAGTATACAAAGATATACCACAACACAGCGCTTATCGTAGTGGTATTGTGGTACAAAAATATAAGAATGCGTTTCAAAAAAAATATGGAAAAAAAAATCCATATCAAGGAAAGTATACGCGCAAAAAGGGATTACGACGATGGTTTGATGAAAAATGGGTGAATCAGCGTGACGAAATAGGTTACAAACACAAACATGATATTTATCGCCCGAGTAAACGTATTACCAAGAAAACACCTATTACACACAAAGAATTAACGAAAAAGGAACTACAACGAGCGCGAAATGAAAAATACCGAAAAGGTCGTGTTCATCGCTTTAAGAAAATTACACAAAAAGGCGGAAAAATAAAGCGATTTGCAGATTACCCTGATTTTACACCCAATTTGTCTCCACAAAAAATGTTTGAACTAGGAAGCTTTGGTGGAACCTATTGGAGACCGATTTATTCCAGTGTAATCAAGAAAAAACTACAAAATGTACATAAGAAATATCCAAAATCATGGTGGAAAAACGTACCTGAACATCACTTATGTAGCAAGGATTACGATGTTCAAATCAATAAATACAAAGTGAAAGTGGGTACCACTTTGGAATTTTGGGAATCAAAGGGATGGATTTCAAAAGAAAATCCGTATGGGTGGGTTCATTGGTATTGTGATTTTTATCAAGGCAAACGTGGTCCCGATGATGCACGTCAAATTAAACGATGGATGGCGTTAGCTGGTCCACAAGGGCGATTTATGCGATTTTTGGTGACTCAAATCATCAAAAAAGGCAAAGCGTGGAATGACGAAACCATTAGTCCTAAAATACGTCAAGTATTGCAGCATTGGGGATATCAATTGACGGAAAAAGATTTTAATCATGAACTAAAGCGAAGAAACAAGTGATATTATATTGCAATATTTACAATATTTTTGTCACTCTTTCGCTTGGATGATCTTTTCCCACCACTTTTACCACTACCAATTGACAAATTATCTAAATCATCAATAGAAATGGTGCTATCTTTGTCAAGAGTAATGTTCTTTTCATTATTACCAAGATTGGACAATAGACTATCAATATTGTTTGGACCTCTCATTTCATTTCTCATAGAAGGATTACTTCGCTGAGGCGGTGGAGGCTGTGACTGTGGTGGCGACGCCGTTGATGGCCGGAACGATTGCGGTTGGGAACTTTGCTGGGCTCCCGATGGTCCAGATCCGTGACTCATACCCATGTCGTTCATAAAGTTGCTTAATCCTGGACTACTTTGTTCCATGGAACTCATTGCTGCCTTGGTAAAATGATTCATAAGGTCTGGATTTTGACGCATAATATCATCCATACCTGGCAACGCCGATTTAAACATCGTGTTTGTCATGTGAATCATGATACCCGACGACGCAAGTTGAAACAACAGCTTGATTTCCGGTGCCATTTTGGCTTTTGATTTATACTTCTCATGTAATTCCGCAAAAATTTCATCAAAATCATCCACATTTTCATTAATTTGTTCCGACCATCCGTCCAGTTTGATGTCAAACGGATCAAATTTATTGTTTAAAAATTCCAGTCCCGTAATCATAGTGGTCAACACTTTACCTTGAAACTTGACGGAGTTTTCCTTTTCTTTTTCATTAATGAGAAACTCATATTCTCCTTTCATTTCATTCAAGTCCGAATCCATGGTGTATTTTTTGCTTAACGTGGCCCCCTTGGTTTCCAGGGTTTCCAGTTTTCGCAACACTTCAAATTTCTCTTTCAATTGCTCTTCGCGTCCCATTTTCTTGGCTTGGCTACCAATATCATCTAAATTGACCGCATTAATATCTTTAAATCCATCCCACGTTTCCGTCTTTGTTTCCATTTCACTCGTGGCCTTTGCAATCTCAATTTTGGGCTTATTTTGAAAGCTGTCTTTTTCTTCATACTTTATTTCCTTATTTGTCTCTCCTCCACCAACATCAAAAGCATTGAGTTCTTGCTCCAAGTCTTTCAAACTATTTGAACTGGGAGACTTTGACGCATTTTTCACCTTTTCATTCATCAATAGCTCAATCCCGCTACCAAAATTAGATTCTTTCAAATCACTAGATGAAGAAGCATTCAAAGATATTTCTTTGTTAACATTAGCATCGGGAATTGGATCATCCAAACTGATTTCTTGAATATCTAATTTTACTTCACTCATTTATTTAATTGATTTATATTTTGTCTTTAAACTTTAACTCATTTCATAATAAATTTTGAATGTTTTCATAAAATGTACACGACAATTTATCCTGTTTTTTGATATAATCTAGTCCTTGCAAGAGACAATCCGCCAAATCATCCTTCTTTTTGAATGATTCATAAAAAGTATTCATTGTTTCGTCATAATAATGTTTGCATAAGCACTGTGTAATCGTTTTGCTTAATTTTTTGCGCTCTGCGTACGTCGTTTTTTGATTTTTTTCCAAAAAGGGTTTTAATTTATGACATGCATTATAATTGATGATGCTGTCTATATTATAGTTGCGCATGACAAAGTACATATTGATCATACCTTGAATCGTTTTCATTTTGATTGCATTTTGACCGATTTGATTTTCAATCAAAATGACATCAATGGTATAGTCCGGCAAAATAACATCAAATTGTTTACATAGAGACTGACCTATGAAAGTATTTTGAACTTGACTTGCTTTTTCATGTGAATCAATCAATTCGAGTACATCCCATTTTAATATGGTGTGATGATCTACATCATGAACTTGTATTAAAATGTATGCTAAATTACGAATACCTACATCAATAGACAATAAAATCATATATTGATGGTAGAAAATATATCTTTATGTAGAAAA